TGCGGTAATAACAGAGCGTTGTCCGAGAGCCGACGCGCTGCTATTGCCGCCCGCTGGATTGATTCGCGCTGGCGTTACTTGCACACCAGACAAAAACGGCAGGTAATAATTGCCATCCTGCGGAATACGCGCCTGATTTGTGCAAAAGTTTATTTGCAAGCTTGAGCGCGTGAAGTTTTCAGAGTCTTGGCAAGATGAGCGGGTTTTAAAGCACTTTTGACCTGCTGCTGGCAGAACAGCAGTGCACGGCGCAACGCCGTATTCAAGGCTGCAAACGTCCTGAAAAACTTGCAGCACTTCGATAGGTTCACGGCCAATTCGCGCATTCTCAGTCATCGCCGAACCCGTCCGCTTTTAGCGTGACGCTCATATAGTCACGAATGCCCATGTTGCTAGGCGATATGTCGCCGCTCGTCCAGCAATAGCCCACCTCTCTCGGGAATTTAGAGGGATACCAAGCGATGAAGAACGGCGTAGTCCTGCACGCTTTCACAAACGGCGTGAAATACTCACGACACCAGCCTGCCGTCAAATGTTTCCACGCAAAGCTAGTGCCAACACCTTTGCGAACAATAGTCCGCCCCAGCCACTGTCCGGAATCGCTTATGTTATTTTGGTACTCGGTGCGGCGACTCATTGTAATTGGCGTGTGCCCACCATAGATGGGCCGCTGCATAACAAGCGCCTGCCCAAGATTAACAGCACCAATCTGAGCTGTGCCGCTAGGTGCTGTTATCGACATACGCCAATAGCGGGCTGTTACTGTATTGAAAATCAGCATTATTGGCGTGTTATCTTCGGGACTCATTGACTCTAGTAGCGTATAAGTCGCGCCGCCATCTGTTGAATATTCAATGTCAACAACTGCGCCAATGGTTGCGAAATTATGCGCCGCTATACCGAGGTAGTCGCAATCCCTAGCTGTCACTAAGTCCGTTGTAAGCGTTGCAGGTAGCTCTTCCGGTCGCCACTGATCGTAAGTCAAACCATTGACAACCGCCTCGGCAGGGAAGCCAGCAGCCGCGCTAGATGGCGTCAGCTCTGCGTCTGGTAAAAAGCTCTGATAGCCGATACGCGCATGATTAAGCGGGAAGGGTGGCAGCGTTGATGAAGAAGATAAAACAACACTGCTGTTAATAACTACAGCCATTATCCGACACTCCCTAGAACGCCGCCGTCCTGCAGCTCTTCGCCGATCATCGGCAGCATGTCGCGCACCATTTCACGTGAGAAGAATTGGCCATTGAGCGCAACATTCACGACTTGGCGCGGGCCGCCTTCGCCGCCGCCTGCACCACCGCCGCCCGTTTGCGTTGTGGCTGCGTTGATTTGTCCTGTGTTTGAACCTGTGGCAGAACCACCACCACCGCCGAAGGATTGCGCCCGAATAGACGCCACGTTGGCAAAGCCGGTAGCGCCGATGGCAACCGCCGCAATAGGGCCCGCGATGGGGCCGAGCTGCGCTAACGCCTTGGTCATGCCCATGTAAGTGTCAACGATCGCGCTGGAAATCGCCGCCGCTTTCCCGACCTCGAACATTTTGCGGCTTTCGCTGTTCATTAATGAAGTAAGGCCGGATAGCGCGGACTTCATTATTGACTGCTTGTTCTTGCGCTCTGCCTCTGCCAATCTTTCAGCGGTTTCTTTTGAGTTGCGTTCTATCTCGTCTTTCGATTGGGCATAACGCTCAGCCGCGCCAAGCGAAAGCTCGCGGGCCTCGTCTTCTGTCAGCTGCTTATTAGCCAATCCCTCGCGCATGATCTCGACTTCTGCCGCGTACTTAGACGCCAGCAATTCAAGCTCAGTCGCGTTAGCGTCTCGGATGGCTTGTAGCTTGCTTTCAAGCTTGGCCTTCTCTTCTTCGCTAACCTGAGAGCCACCACCTCCTGCACCGCCGCCAGCTTGAGCCATGGCCTCACGAACGGCAACCGCCTCTTCTGCGGCAACCTGTGCAGCCTCTTTGGCCTCTGCTACAAACGCTTTGAACTGGCCGCTTGGTAGTGGCCTTTCGAGCGTTGCGGAAATGTTATCTACTGCGAAATTAGCAGCGTCAATAGACTCTTGCGCGAATGATTTTACCGAGGCCTCAGCGTCATCAAGATTGACGCTGGGGATTTCGTTCATCAGCGAAATAACTTCACCGATAACCGTGGCAATAGCGCCAGCCATGCCGCTCCACTGCGCTATAATTAAATCAGCAGCAACAGTAAACGCCCGCTTTATTCCTTCCACCACGTCCATCACAAAAGCAGCGGAATCAACAATAAGCCCGAACGACTCGCCGACAGCCTCGCCCATGCCGCCCGCTTCTTTTGCAGCGCCGACGAACTGCTTACTAATAGCGTCAAGAATTGGAGCAACTTCGATTGCTAGTTGCTGCGCCACGCCATCAACAACCAAGCCAACGCGGGCGAACGAATCATTAGCAGCCTCGACCTTTGCGGCGTCAACAGCAGACAAAGACAAACCAAGGGAATCAACTTCGCCGCGTGCCGCCCGAATCGCGTCGCCGCCCTGCATCATCAGGTTCACGACTTCGCCAGAGCGTATGCCCATCTGGCGCAATTCATCAGCCGCTTGAGATGAAGATAAACCCATCTCTTTCATGCGATCAGCGATAGCCGCCATGCGCTGGTCTGCATCCATCGGCGCAAGCTCTTGAGCGCTCAATCCTAATCGACCAAACGATTTGGCAGCCTCGCCCGTCCCGCGCATTGCCTCACCGACGCGCTGGTTTAATTTTTCTAAGGCGGAGTTCATTGATCCGGTAGAGACACCGGCATCAGAGGCGGCTAATTGAACGGCTCGCAGGCCGTCGTTTGTTGCGCCAAGCTGGCGAGAAAGTTTAGCCTGAGCATCAACAGCAGCAAGGCCTTTCACGGTTAGAGCAGCGGCCATAGCCGCGCCAGCAGCGGCAGCGGCAAGGCCCATCTTTGCCATGTTGCCACTAAGCTCGCCAACCTCTTTACCGAGACCTTTTAGACTGGTTTTAGATTTGGCAACGCCGGAATCTAGGCCGGTGGTATCTGCACCAATTTTAACTTCAATACCGGCCATTTAATCTACTCCGTATGCTTCGGCGTAAAGCTCTTGCACTTGCGCCTCGGTCATGCCGCCTGCGTAGTTAGTTTTTGGCTTGCACTCTTGCAACTTTTCTTCGACAACCCACCAAAAGGCTACGGGGTGCATCTTCCAAAAGTCTACAGGGCTGTAACCGAATCTAACCCAAAGCTGAAAAAGCGACCTTACTTGGCTTCCGCCTCTTTTTTTTTCTCGCTTTCCGCTTCTGAATCGCTCGACGGCTTGCCGAGGTCAACATCAATAGGCGGCTGCGCCATCATCATAATTGTTATGAGCGTGCCAGCCATTGTCCCCATGTCTGCATAAGTTGACTCTGCGCGAACCTCTTGCGCCGTCGTTCTGCAACCGGCATACGACAAAGCCGCAGCGTAAGCGCGAAAAATCCGCGCCGTTGGGTACTTTCCAGACTGGACTAACGGAAGCAATTCGAGAAAAGTTATAACGTCCTCGACAGCTTCAATTAGCCCCCAGATTCCATCGTCAGAATCGACGGTGCAATCCTTGCCCTTGTACGAAAAAGTAACCGGCTTAAGCTGGCTCATTATGGAGCGACCGTGTAAGTGACCACGCCGTTACTCATCAAGGAAGCGGTGAACGTAACAGCCTCATTGTACGGCTGGCCTTCGCTGTACGGCCCGAGCTGGAACGTGCCCGCGATTTCGTCGCCGTTCTCATAAGTTAGCGTTACCGCGCCGGTCAATGACGCGCCGCCGTCAAGTTTTGCTTTGCGCAAAATTGTGTCTTTCGTCACACCAGAAAGCTCGACAGATACGCTAACTTCTGCATCTTCGGTAAGCAGAGTCTGCCAGCCGCTGTCCTCGTCACTTGTGACGTTAACAGGCTCGCCGTTGATTGATAGGGACTTTTCTCGCACGCCTAAAATTGGCGCGGCGTCCCATGTGAAAATAACTTTTCTGCCGTATTCTGCCGCCATGATCTATACCTCTTCGTAAATAATTTTGAACTCTTGCACGCCATGACGGGTGATGCCGTCGGGGTCTCTTTCAACGGTGCGCTGTACTTCATCGCATCCGATAAACTGACTACCTACAATCGGGATTGTACCGCGATGTACGGCGTTGTAAATCGCATCTTGGATTTGTTTGGCCTCCAATGCGTGGCGGGCTCGTGACCACGTATGAATAATCACAGCGGACTCGCGGCCTAGCTCTGTATCTGTATCCCAAGGCGTAGAGCTTCCGTCTGATAAAGTAACGAACGGGAACGCTGAATCACTCTCAGGATTAGCGACTTGCAGCGGATTATCATAAACCCCATTTACTAAAGCCATTAGCGGCGCGTCTGCATTTAGTGCTGCGGCAACTGCTATCTGTAGCTGGTATGTGCTCATTTACTAAAAGCCTTTTCTGCTTTATCGAGCGCTCTCGCTAATCGTTGCTGGAAATAACGCATACGCCCATCTACAGCAGGATTTAAGAACGGGCGCGGCGCAATACTAAGCGTACCGAACTCAAGCCAGAAAGAATAAGGCAGAGGGCTAAACACTCGCGCAACTTTATCAATTTGATCTATCTTAATGCTGCTAACAAGGCTGCCGGAATCACTAGCAGGTGCCTCGCCAGCCGCCGATGCCGTATGCGTGCCGGATAGATTATTGCCCGCGCCACGAACATAAGTGCGTCCGCTTTTGCTGCCTCGGTCGATTGCCTTGATCGCATCAGCGCGGACGCCAATGGCAGTTTCACCGACGGCCTTCGCTATAAACTTATCAGCGCCTTTGCCGAAAGCAGATAGCGCCTTAAGCGTCTCATTCATGCCTTTAATGCTAACGCTCACAGTGCGACGCCCCCATCAAGGTCAAGCTCTAGCCAGCGGTTTTTAAACTCAAGATTATTAATAAATCTAATTTGGTATGAACGGTTACGAATAACCACCGTGTCACTCTCGACAATATCGGTGCGGTATCGAATCGTTAGCCTGTTGCGCGTGACAGCATCAAGTCGGTGCGAGAACATGCGCTCGTTACCGCTGAGCGGCTTCATAAAACCAATTGTGTCGAACTTATCGACCAAGCTAACATCTGTAGCGCCGCCACCAATCGCGGTTTCTACCTGCTCACGAAAAGTGACAGGCTCACGCAACATGCCCGCGTTCATGTCGCAGCACCTCATAGCATCAACTCAGGATTGCGCCACGGGATTAGCAAGCTCTCTGCGCCTGACTCCTTTATCTGATTTAACGAAGAGCACGCGCCGCGATGCTCATACATGAAAGCCGCCAGCAATAAAATCGCCTCTTTGATTTCTTCTGGAACATCGTCATCAGTAGCACCAAAGCCAGCGGAATATCCAACCTCAATTGCAGGGTCTTGGTTGTCGCCATCGTTGGAAAAAATAACCGCGCTCGAACCAAAAACAATCGAGTCTGTGCGCGTCTCATAGTCAGTGCTGGCAGTGCCGTAAACCAGCACGCTATCAACCGATAAAATGTTAGCGTAAGGCAAAACAATCTCACGCTTTGCGTAACCTGCTTGACCGGATAGCGTTGGATTTGCGGTTGTGCCGCTTGTTGGCCAATCCCAATGCTTTAGCACCCAGTCGCGTGCCAGCAAATCATAACCGAGGTAGCGAATCACAGCGCCCGTTGCAGACTTTAAAAGGCCTGCTAAGTTAGGGTCTGTTGCGGGTAGCACCAAATAATCAATAAGCGCTTGCTCAGTGACAGGTGACACAACGGCGGCGGTAGTTACCGCCTTGCCCGCTGTACGATTCGCAAATTCTCTCATTGCTTACGCTTCTTCTTTGTCTCTAAAACTGGTTTGTCCATCGCCGTTTCTTCAACGGGATTGAACTTCACAGGCTCGCGGATAATGCCGCGCTTTAATCGTTCCTGTGTCTGGGAATGCTTTTCGTCAAGCTCAACAATATCGCCGCGACGGTGGCGGCCTGAGTGCTGAATAAATTCGTACAACATAAAAACTCCTTAAATAAAGCAGGGGCCGAAGCCCCCGCTTTAATCACTTACGCTGCTACTGTGAACAAGCCTTTAGTGAAGGCTTTAGGGCGGTTAATGCCTAGGCAGTAACGCTCTTCTGCCAGCACTGCGACGCCGTTCTTAACGAAGTAATCAGAATGTGATTCACTTACGCGAACCGACACACCTTCATTAACGTACAGTTTGGCGCCCATCTGCCAAGAGCCCAACAGGAACGTGTCGGCTGGCATTGCGTTGCTAACAATAACCGGCACGCGCCAGATTTGCTCAGGCTTGTCGCTGGTTGCGGCAAAAGGCATCAGGATGTAGTGACCATCGGTCGCCTTTGCAGTTTCAAGAGTAGCGAAATCGGTAGGGTTCAGAATCAAACCGTCAATATCGTAATACTCCGAAGTCTGGCAAAGCGTGATAGCCGCGCGGATGTGATCAATCATTGCAGCGGGTACATCAGCAGCAGCAGTACCGCTTGCTAATTCGCCTACGTCGTTGATTGCTGCATCCGCCAAGATGCCGGTGATTTCCTGACCAGTGCCGTCGCCGTTCAAAATCTGATTATCGGCTTCAAGCTGCAAACCGTAAGTCAGTTCAGTGTCAATCAGGCCTTGCAACATCGGCGCATCGGACAGCGCTTGACGTGAAGCAGGCACCCAATGTGCGATAGTGCGGACAGGAACAGTCACCAATTCCCAAGTGATTGTTGATTCAGCTTTAGCGACAAATTCACCGCCACCTTGGCCTGCAACCGAACCTTGTGGAGCTGCCGCGTTGGTAAGCGCATTCTGGCGCATGATCTCAACGGAACCGCTTGCTGCCGGAACAGTCGGGATAAGGTCACGGATACGCATCTGGCGACGACCGCCAATGGTGCGATAGACTTCTGGGTCGCGGTAAGGGTCAATTAATGCACCGGCAGAAGCTGCCAATGAAGTAATATCCGCTTTGATTTCTACCGGCTCATTAGAGCCACGGCGGTTTGACTTCATTTCGGCAAACACGTCACTGGCAACGAACTGCTGCCCCATTGATTTTGCCTCTTCTGGCTTGCCGAAATTAGGGCGCGCCATTTTTGCCTGCAATTCTTTTACCACGTCATCCATGGCTTTGAATTGCGTCTCGATTTCGCCGTTTAGCTTTTCGATGGCCGATTTGGTTTCTGCCGTAGCTTCGCCGAGGGTCTTTACTTCTTCCTCGTGCTTGGCTTTCAGGCCTTTAACTTCGTCGGTTGCGCTTTTGAATTGCTCTGCAATCTGCGCGAGTTCTTTCTGCTCAATAGTCATAATGACCACCTCATAAATTAAAAAGATTAAGCGCCGTTTTTAGCGCGTCAAGACCGTCTGTTTTGCTTTCTTGATCGTCTGCCTCGCGCAGATTTTTAATGCCAGCCGATGCAATGCATTTAGCTTGGCTTCGTGAGAGTCCTGCCTCTCGCAAGACTCTTTCGATCTCTCGTGCGTCCAGTGACTTCACGCCGGTAATAATCGCGGCCTCGTTCATCGGGAACGTGACCATTGAAAATTCATGTAGGGTGATTTCTTTTAGTAAGCGAACGCCGTCATCTTTATATTCAGAGTCTACGACTTGGTAGCCGATAGACATACTATCAATGATGCCTTCCTTCGCCAGCTCTAAGGCCTCGTCACCCTTGGCAGTCTTGGCAATGTAGGCCTCAACATACAAACCTCTTTCATCCTCACGCATGAGAACAGGGCGGCCAATCGGGGTGTCTTGCTTGTGCTGCCAGAGAACCTTGACGCGAATATCGGAGGCTAAGGATTTAGCAAACGCACCCTTGACGATAATATCGCCGCCCTTGTCTAGGTCGTACGTGCTCGCATAGCCTGAAATCGTGCGTTTTTCAGCGTCAACGTTATCAGCTTTAAATCCTACGCTTTTATAATCCATATCAAAAACCTGCCTTCGTTTTGTTCACTATACGACCGGAATTGCATCGCGCAACTAATCGTCAATGACAATATGCACCGAAGAGCACCGGCAATTAATCACGTTCTCAGGGCTGCCGGATGGGTCGCTTGGGTACATAAGACGCTCACCGCCAACAATGAAGGGTTGGTCTAATGCGACCACCTGCCCATCCGCATCAAGATGATCATCACGGGTTCGCCCTGCTTGTCTTGCTGCTACCCATTCCTTTTTTAGCGGTATGCCAAGTGATGCTGCTGCGGCTTCGTTTGCCGCGCCTGCGCTGGCGTGTGCCTCGGTGCGTGCTATTACTCTGCTGCGGTATCGAGCTAATGAACCGCCCTTCTCTCGCATTGCTGCAATGATTGCCGCGCTGGTTGACGCTTGGCTCGCCGCGCCTGCCACTACCTGTTCAGATAAAACGCTTTGAATGATTGACGTCGCTTGCGCCTTGGTCGTGCCGCTTATCTCTGTGACTTTTCGTGCCACGTTCGCGGTAATCCACGCCAGTCTGTTAGCGTCGTAGGAAATAATATCTTTCGTATTAAGCAGGTGGTCGTGGTGCTTGGGCGCTTCACTTAGAACGCGACCGCCGAAGAAATCAAAGGCGGTCACGTATTGCTTGTCGAGCAGAGCGGCTAGTTTCTCGCGGTGCGACTGCATCACGGCTGCTTGCTTGCCGACGTTGCCCGACGCCTTCGCCAACTCACGCATGGCGCGTGCAATCTCACGGGCATACCGGCCTTCGGTCGCGCGGGCTTGGCGCTCAAGTATGCGGGCGCGGTACTGCTGTTCTCGGCTTGGCGTCAGCCCCGTGAGCGTCTTAGCCATAAGTTAGCTTGCTCGCTGCAGCCTTCTCGTCTGGCGTTGTCATGTCATCCATGCCGATGGGAAGAAGGCCGCTAGGCTCATAGCGTATATTCCCTGTCTCTTCGTCATTCTCGAAACCAAGTTCTAGCCGGTCGTTGATTTCGTTGCGCGTATATCCAAGTTTCTGCAATCGCTCGGCACTCGCCAGCTTGTCGCTCAAGTTTTCTTGTAGCGCCTGTACGTTTGATAAGTCGGGAACCAGCTCCCACTCAGGCCCGAACTCTGATACAAGCTGGCTATTAAGTTGCCTGCGGATTAACTCAAGCTGCGGAACCGTTGTCGTCTGCCATAGCTGGCGCATCATCGCCCCAGCGTTAGCAAGGTTCACGTCCTCAGTAAAGCCAATAGCGGCCAATGGCACGCCGAACACTGCCGCGATCTCAGTCCAGACAGCACGACGGGACGCAACGAAATCAAGTTCGGCAGCCGATTGCCCCAAATGCTTAACATCGCCGCTTGTGACTACAGGGGCGCGGGCGTTGCTTGGGCCTGACTGCCGTTCGCGCCACTTGTCTTTGATTGATTGCGCCTGCTCTGGCGTCGTGCCCTCTGGCACTTGAATGTGAACATCCAGCACGCCGCGATTCTGTAGACTCACCTTCTGCCAGATGCCCGCCTCGCGGTCAATATCGGTAGCCCGCCCTGCCGCCATCAGCACCGGCATACCGAACCAACGGCTATTCGGGTTCGGCATCTTTAGTTGAATCATGTCCTCAGGCTGAATGATCGCCTTTACGCCATTCTCGCAATATTCGTACCGCTCAACTAAGCGCACGCTGCCCGCCTTAATCTTCATGTGCTGAGAGGGCAAAGGCCAAAGCTCAAACGGCAGGCCACCCATGCCGCCCTTGATCTCACTGATAAACGCATTGCCCGAAAGGTCTAGAGACTGACTGATAGCGTAGACGAACTCATAGCAGGACTGATCAGGGTTCGGGTTATCGATAAGCCTCTGAAGGGGCGAGTCTGGCATGTGTTCGCCGTTATTCATCGCCCGCCACGGTATCGAGGCCAGTAGTTTTGCCCGCTTCTCAACGCACGCATAGACGATAGCAGAGGCGTTATAGCCCTCGCGGATGGCTACCGTCTCTGACCAGTCTGGCTGCCCTTTCGAGAACAGCGACCATTTCGGCGTGGCCGCTGGCAGTGATATTGATTTGAGGGCAACCGCCAGCTGTTGATCAATGCCGGTTACGGGAACTGGAACAGATTTTGTCCATGGAAAGCGCATAGCAGAAAGGCCCGCGATTAAATTTTAGTCATGATACGTCAGGAAAATTTACGCGGCCACTCTTGAGGGCACGATAAGCGCCCCGCGTGCACTCGCCTAAGCGCGTTGTCTTAGTCTGTGTATAGCCGATGTCTGGCAGATGCTGCGTCAACTTCTTAGCACGGCGGCGGATTTGCTTGGCTTTTTTGCTGTTCATGGTGTGGCCTCTTAGCATGAGAAAACGAAAGATGGCGGATTTAGTATGTCTTTTATCGCGTCCATCGTTGGGTCTACTTGGTCATCGTTCGCGCCCTTTGGGAAGTGACTGAACTCTGAAAGATACTCGGACAACCATGGTGCGTTTTCCGGCAGATAGACATTGCCCGATTCTATTAGGGGCGCTGCGTCGTATGCTCGTGTAATCTTGTCCTTGCTGCGCTGGATACCTTTAACTGGGATCGCTTCACGCGCTAACGTCTGAATCAGTGTTGTGCCGCTCACCTTGTCCTCAATATTAAAGCTGCGGAGAATGACCACGTCTGTCTTGTGCTTGTGCCAAAACGCTCTAGCCTGCGTTAGCAGCTCAGGGGCTTCCCACTTGCCTCGCACTTGGTCGATTAGGTAAGCCTGCCCATCTTCCGCCTGTCCCCAGCACTGGAAAACTGAATAGTCGTTCTGCTCTTTCGTCTTCTGTGCTGTGTCTGCGTAGATTGCACGCCACTTCATCGCAGGTAGGGCGCGATAGTAGCGCCACCATTCATCCTTAAATATGCCCCCACCAAGCGGCGCGGGTCGCTGCAAATACTGCCCTGCATAGACGTAAGAATTAGCCTTTTTCTTTCGCTCTAAATCTTCAATCGGGAATTGTTGAGGCCAGAATGACGCACCCTGCTCATTCTCGGCGGGTATATTTAAATGCTCCCAATGCTCTCCGTTACCGCCACCCAGCAGGAATCCGCTTAAATCCTTTTCGTGTAAACGCTGCATAATGATAATGCTGGGCGTGTCTGGCGTGTTCTTCCGGCTTTCTATGGTCGTGCCGAACCAGTCGATGAGATTCTGGCGCATCGTGTCGCTATTGCCCTCGCCAGCCTTGTGCGGATCATCAATAATGATCGCCCCGCCGAACGATGGCCGCATCTTGCCAGCGCCGTAGCCGGTAATTGTCCCATCTGCGCCGGTCGCATATACGACGCCACCAGCCGTAGTACGAAACTCGTCCTTGGCCGTACTGTCTGCCATCAATTCAGAGTAAGGGAATATGGTTTTATACGCCTCGCTTTGCATGATTGCGCGGGCGTTGTACGTGTTGTTAGTGGCGAGGCGCTTGGAGTAGCTCGCGTGGATGAACTCAGAGTCTGGAAAGTTGCCCATAGACCACGCGATAAAATTAATCACCGCAAACTCAGTCTTACCAGTCCTTGGCGGAACAGTAATGATTAAGCGTTTAGTCTTGCCGATGACAACGCGCTCAAGGGCGTCACAGATGGCGTCTTGATGCCAGTTAGGGATTAGCTCTGAGCCTTTTCTGGCCAGAAAAATGGCTTTCGTAAAAGGCAGTAGCTCGCACTGGCAGTCTGCAATCTGCTCAGGCGTCATCTTTATGCTTGCGTTCCAATGCCGCTACGACCGCCGTGCTATTGTCTTTCGGCGTCATGCTGCCGTCGCTAGATGTGTGGTCAGTCGCCTGCCGGTCGGAGTACCCGTGGTTATGCAAAATCAGCTTAGTTATCGCAGCGTTAAACGTGCCGTCCAAACCTTTATTCAATGCTGTTCGCTCTTGCATTATGTCGATTTTGCGTAACGTGTGGGAAAAAATGGGGTGATTCTTCTCCCATTCGTAGACTGTAGAGCGGTCTACGCCGATAAAACAGCCGAGTCCAGCGCGGCTTGGTATCACGTCGCCAACGGACTCATAGTCCAAGATGTAGCGGTCTGCCTCGGCCTGCATCGCTTCGTTATACTTGCTCGGCCTTCCGACTGGGTTTGTCATACCATACTCACAATTAAGGGTGCCGTCCTTGGCAAGGGGAGAAACTTACTAGCCAGCGCCACACGTACCTGATAGCCAGCAAAAAAAACACAGCGCCGCAAAAGATAGATAGAGTAAGAGCGCAAATAGATATAACCAGACACGCCGTGATTCGCTCAATCATACCGTCCTCGAAAAAAACCGCCCGTAGGCGGTAAAGGGGAGTAGTTGTAGGTTAAGCCTTTTTAGGGTGTGGGGCAAGGGTGCAACACTTCGCCAAGCCTACCAAGCCACTCAATCACATCATCAGGCGGACTATCTACCGCCTCCCAGTGCTTCCACGTCGATAGCGTCACGCCGCGACTGCCGTTGATGTTAGGGCAGTGCTCGGCGCACCACTTAGCCGAGAGGTACAGGTCTTCGCGGGTTTGTTTGAGGGTTGTCATTCCGCTATCTCCCTCAATTTGTCAGCCAGTGCCGATGCTGCAATATGCGCGTTATCCAGCGTATCAACACCCATCTGCACAGCGTCGCAGCCGTTGTGCGTCACATAGACATCAAAAAAGCCGGTATTCTGATTTTGCAGTATCTCGGTAACGATAACCGAGTCGGGGGTGATCTCTTCGTTTTTGTAGATTTGTTTGCAGGTCATTGGGCGGCCTCCTCTTTGGCTAACCTGATCATGTCGTCCATGGCGACTGAATCAGAGTCAAAGAATCGGCTGGGATTTATTTTATAACCACTCTCCCTGTAGATTAGCTGAGCTGCAAGCGCTGTGTTGTGAAATTTTTCAAGCGCATAGCCTGCCTCTCCCGCCAGATGAACAACCCAGCCCGCCCGACAGTGCGTAGTCTCGCACGAATGCCACGAGCTCATGTCCAAAGCGTCGGCTTTTGTGACAGCCGCGGCTAGTTTTTGATGTAGGTTTTCAACAACAGGGATAGGGTGAGCCGCCTCTCTTCCGCTGCAACCGCTGCAACCGCTGCAATAGCTGCAATCGCTGCAATCGCTGCAATCGCTGCAATCGCTGCAATAGCTGCAACCGCTGCAACCGCTGCAACCGCTGCAATAGCTGCAACCGCTGCAATAGCTGCAACCGCTGCAATAGCTGCAACCGCTGCAATAGCTGCAACCGCTGCAATTCCAGCATCCAGTGTTTGCCTGATTATCTTCAGCGTAGCTCGGACGCTCTGCGGCGAAGTCGTGGGAAACCCCGTTTAGATTCTTGTCACTTCTTTTTAAAAAGTCTTCATAGGTCGCAAAAACCTGTGTCTTTTGTCCCATTTCTTACTCCCCTTGAGAATGAAGCCCGCGACTGGCGGGCTGTTGGTTAATAGAGTGCCGTTAAAGTGATTCAGGCCACTGCTTACACGCATTAGTGTCGCCCACTGTTTGTAAATATTCGATAGCGCCCTGTTTGGTCATGTAAATAATATCATCCTCGTCAACATCACAGCCCTCTACTCTTACAAGTCCTTTCTTAGAAAGGCTTGCAATAACGCCGCCTAACGAAGCAGGCTCAACGCCTTCTACATGATCGCGGACGCTAAAAAACCATACCGCGTCATTGAGGTAGGAACCGTATTCTGACCAGTCGATTGCCTTTAGTACCGCTAACTCCATTTTAGTGATGATCATAATCTTACCCCTTTGAGTTCCGGCCTCCCTCTTGGCTGCCGATGAGTTAACTGTACTAAAGCCTTTTTGCCCTGTAAAGAACTTTTATTAAAATTCTTTAACTTTCTTCGATCGCTCCCTTCCGCGCCTTGCCGATCTCTCGGCCTCAGTGCTTATGATGAACGCCCGAGAAACGTCGTTTTTGCCGCTCTCGCCCTGCTTGGCTTTGTATATCTTGCCGCCTCTTGCTAGAAACTCGGCGGTCTTTTTCTCGATTTCGGTTCTTGCTTGAACTCTGACCTGCATGGGTGTCTGTTTAATCATTGTGAGGCTTCCTTTGTTGTTGTGTGCTCAGCAACAATGCAGCATTGCCGAATGCATGTAAATAGTTTTTATGCGTCACAAAAGCCGCACACGCCGTCACAGAATGGATTTTTTTTTGTGACGGCTGAGAGCCGCATTATTCCTAGTAATTTTGATTATTTGTCACACTGTCACACTAAATCTATATATATATATATAATATTATATAGGGTGTTATTGGTTACATTTTGACCAATTATAACTTTCTCTATGGGGCTATAGTTTCGGAATTGCGTGACAAACGTGTGCGGCAAGCCTAACCTATTGATATAAAAAGAAAAACCCCGTCACACGGGGCTTTTTTTACTGTGACACGCTGTGACAAACGTGTGCGGCTATTCAATATAGGCCATCGGGATAACAACCGCCCTACTTCTTGCGCCCGCAAACCTTACAGCCTCAGCTGAGTTTGTCGCGCCGTCAATGCGTCCGAGGATTCGCCGCCAGCCAGCGGCCCAAGGTGTGCCGGTAAACACCCTATCAAGCTCTACATGGCGATTAGCTACTGTGAGGCTATCTTTGTCAGCCGTAACACCATAACGCCTCAGAACGTCATTCAGGGCGGTTGGTGACAACCCTCCTATAAAGCCTCCACCAGAGGCGCATTCTACGAGCTCTCCTATTGAGCGCTGTATATGCCCAACCTCTGAATCAAAGCGTATTTGGTGCTGAAGTATCTTTTGTAGGCACGCCTCCTCATCGCTAACCGATTCGGCTTCCTTGGCATCACTAAAATCCATAGTAGCAACCCATGTACGCGCATCTTCAAGCGATATCCGCCCCGATGACCTGTAGGCGTATGCGCCAGCAAGGAGGGTGCCAACTTGATCACCAAGCCTTTGGCTGCCCAACACCTCAGCTATCGCTCTGCCGAACGTAACGGCGTTATCACGAATAACGGGCATAAGGCGGTAAGCTCGCGCACGGATAGCAGCGCAAGCGCCCGCTGTTAGTGTGTTGGCGGCGTGATCGCGAAAAGCTGCGAACCTCTCCGCTTCCTGCGCCGTCTTAGCGGGCGTGGCGAGCGACAGCACAGAGAAGCGCGACTCATCGGCAGCCTGCGTGAGGGACACGTTAACAGGGCCCAAGAGGAACATTGACCGGATGCGAAAGCTCATAGCATGACCGCCAACGGTGCCCTTGACTATCTCTGCGCTGGAGTCGCTAGACGCCTGCCTAGCCAGCTCTATAACCGTTTGCATCCGGTGCTGGCTGCGATTGTCTTCACTCTCGGCTTCATCAAACACGATAGGCCTGCTGTCATGTCGAACCCGCTGGCGTAGACCGGCCTCGGTTGTACTGCCCTGCACCATCATCGCGGATGGCCCTAACAAAGGCTGTATGATGTTGTCTTGCACCCACGACTTACCGGCCCCCCGTTGCGCTGTTATCCAGACGTGCGGACGCCATGTTAGCGAGCCACAGATTGGTGCCAGCAGACACCATCCGGCCAGTAGCTCGGCGTGCATCGGCTTGTGCCAGTTAAGTTGCCCGAATAGGTTAGCTACGTCGGCAGCCTGCGAGTCAGTAGCGGGCACAGCGTCGGCGCCATGCTCAAGCGGTGCTTGGCGTGTGTAGATGAACTCGCTCCCATGGTCAGGGATAGCGGTGGCGGCGCCGTTAACCAGTAATCGGTCACCGAGGTGTAGCACCGAACGCCCAGCGTCGTACCACGCGCCTCGACCACGCTCACGCTCGTTGCTGTATATCCCTCTTCTCTCACATCCCCTCATGCAGTCGTTAGCAGCGGCGTGCCAGTCCGCGCCACCCCCCTTCCCTTTTGGGTAGGCCATTTCCCACCACTCTAAGGCGGCGAGCCCCATCAGCTCAGCTGGGCTTGTGTGGCTTCCCTTGCGAATCTCTGCAACCTGCTCAGTACCGCGTGGCAGGTAGAAGTAGCTATTACTGTTGTAACCGAGAGGACGGAACGGCTGCGAAGGCGCGGTGTTATCGGCAGGCGTATCAACCTCAGCAGGTTGCGATATGGCGACAGCTTGGGCGGTAGGTGCCGCCCTCTTGATAGTCATGCCGAGTATCTCAGCCGCCGCCTTGACCGCTTTGCTAGTGTCGCCGCTGTGGTCGTAATGGCAGAACAGGTCAAACGGGTTAACGGGCTTGCCGCTGTCATCAGAGCAAAGCGGATCACTAGCGTGATGGATGTAACACCGCTGGCCATCAGGCAGAACGGTAACGCCTGCTAACCCTGTGTGGCTATGGGGAGAAAGGTAACGCTTACCCTTGCGCTGGTAGCCGTAGCGCTCTAGCGTCGCCGGTAGGTCGTTAGCGTCGTTAAACGCCGTAATCGGTGACTCTCCGCTATTAGTGTCTACAGTAGCTGGCTGTATCGGTGGTGGCTCTTGCCTTGGCAGCCACGGGCAAGCGTCAACCAGCTGAGGCTTAAAGCTCTCCCACGCATTCCAAATAGCCATCAGCCAAGCGGGAGGCTCGGGCCATTCGTCTAGCGTCTTGGGCGGCTGAACTATCCAGCGGTAAGGCTGGCCGGTGTCGGGATGGATGGACGGCGGCAGCGCATCGAACCGTTGTTGCCCGCTCACTGAGACGCGCAACTCTATCACGGTGAAAGCGGCGTGCTTCTTAGCGTCAGCACGCAATAGCGCCTCCGCCTTGGTGTTGCCGTCCGCCTTAGCTTGCGCAGCGTCGCGCATGATTTGCCGGTGAATCTCACCGGATGGGTCAGACTCAGCAGGCCAGTTTATCTTGTGATAGTCCATGATGCCGTGATCTTTCGGCACCCTAAACATGCAGCGCATACCCTTGGATGCTCCCTGAATTGTTGGGACTGCTGCTAACTCTTTATCAATATCAATCCCGAACTCGTCGGCAATGACTCGAAAAGAGTCCATGCAGTCAATATCCAAGCTGCACATAGCGGAAGGGCCAAGAGCCAACCCAATGTTAAGGCGCGGCGATGCGTGCCACAGCTCGGCGGCTTTGTCGGCGTCAGTGATGGCGCGGTTACCCCAGTCGTTTTCGACTGGCAGCTTGCTCTTTTGCTTTAGCGGAATAACAGCCATGCCGTAGCGCTCAACGTAACGCGCCGCATACCAAGCCGTAGGTTTTACAGTGGACATAAACATAGCCTCAGTCAAAGGTAGTCAGAAGGAAGCGGAAGACAGTGACTAGCTGCCGTTCGGGTGGCCGCCCTATCCGCGAATTAAGTTTAGAGCATCATCTACACTTCGTGCAATACCAGCAATGCCGCCAGCACCGCTAACCGCAGCAAGAAACCTTCTCTGCTCTTTGGTTGCCTTGCCCGTCGAGGTCTTCACCTCTATAGCTAAAAATCGTCCGCATGGCGCTATCCCTACAATATCAGAGCTGCCAACACATAAACCAAATCGAACCATGCTGGCATTCGATAGCGTTACGATATTGCTATCCTTGTGAAGCATCCGCCCAACCCATGCGCCTGCTGTCTCATTTCTGAAAACAAGACAGCCAGCCTTTGATAGAGCTAAAAGTATTGCGTTCTGTATGTTTGTTTCTGGGTTCATTGGCCCGCCCTCTTAGCGTTTGCAAAGTCTTGCGCCGTTGCCTTGCGCCCCTGCCTACTTGCGAATATATGCGCAGCCCATGCGCTTGCGTTCTTCATTCCGCGACGTTTACCAAGCGCAACCAAGTCAGCCAGGTCACGAGCTGCCCCTTGTTCTTGCTTGGCCTGTTTGCGCATAGCGTCAACGTCGATTCGCTCTAGCTCGCCGTCAACCACTTCAATGTCAGCCTTCTTGCGCAACTCAACAGCAGCCCCACAAGAGGGGCAGGCAGGGACGCCAGCGCGGAAGATATGAAAGCATCCCTTGCATTGCTGAATACTGATATCAGCGTCTTCATCTTCTTTTTTCTTTCGGCCCTTCTTCCTTCCCTCTAGTGTCCAGCTTCGATCATTATCGGGCAAGCCGTGGCGCGACCAATTCCCGACTTGATCCAATATCGTTAACCTCGACTTGCCGTCCGCCGTCCGAAAGCCGCGCCCGTTCCCTTGCATATAAACAATTAGCGATTGAGTAGGCCTAAGCCACTGTATAACCTCAATAGATGGAACATCTAAACCCTCTATTAGAAGGTTGACAGCAGTAACCACAAGCGTCTCACCACTACGGAGCCGGTCGATAACGGCGCCGCGCTCCTTGTTTGTCATCTTACCCTCTAGCATTTCAGCAGGGACGCCAGCCGCAGCATAACTATCCCTAACGTGCTCGGCGTGGCGTATCGAGACGCACATGACAGCAGCTCGCTTGCCGTCTGCGTGCTTCTTATACGTCGCCACTGCGTCACCTGTGATAGTTGGCTTATCCACCTCCGCTTCCAGTTGCTTACGATCAAAGTCGCCCATGCTGGTTTTCACGTCATCAAGATTAAGCGTTGACGGCGGCGCGAATATCTCATATTCACACAGATAGCCAGCGTCGATTAGCTGGCGAACCGTCGGGCCTTTGACTAGCTCGCTGTAGGTGGAATCAAGCCCTTTCCCATCTGTTCGCTGAGGTGTCGCAGTTAGGCCAATAACCATCGCACGGGGGTATCTGTCTAGTATTTTCTGGTAAGTGCTGGCGGCGCTTCGGTGGCATTCGTCAATAATGATCAGGTCGGGCGCATCATATAAATCCATGCGCCTAACAAGTGTCTGAACACTAGCAACCTGTGCTGGCAGCTTTGATTTTGACCGACCGGATGCAATCATTCCATGTTCTAGCTTGCCCTTCCATAACGCCCTGCTAGTTTGGTCTAGCAGCTCGTTTTGGTGAACTAGAAACATTGATGTATTCCCGCGCTCTGCTGCTCGCTGCATCATGTAAACAGTTATAGCGGTCTTCCCCGCCCCTGTGGGCGCCTGCATTAAAACCCTCCGACTTCTTGATAGGGCCGCACGCGTCTCTGTTATTAATTTCTCCTGATACGGTCTTAGCTTCATAGCACGACCTTCTCAAGGTAATCAGACAAAGACTTTACCGTCTCATAAAGAGGCCTTCCGTCCTCATTCATAAGCCTGTAAATACTCGCAGAGCTTATGCCGGACGCCTCAGCCACTTTGCTAAGGTTTCGGTCTTTCAGCTGCTCTCGGATAACTTCAACGGTCAACATTCTATGCCCTCTCGGTTTAATTTCTTCGGATGCGTTGACAACACTAGCGGATATGATTAGTGTGGTCAACACCAAATGACTAACGGAGCGACTACCGAATGAATGTAATTATTGAATGGTACAAGGAGGGGATGGAAATCGTTCCGCCCTGCTTTATTGCCAATATGCCTGATGATGTTTATCACGCACACCCAGAAGGAATAAGCAGCACTGGCCTAAAAGCGATGCTACGAAGCCCTGCTCATTTCCGCTTTCAGTCAGCGAGAGCCCCTAGCCGTGCCATGGAGATGGGCAGCGCAATCCACACAGCATTGCTTGAGCCATCGCGATTCAAAAAAGATTATGTCCTTCTTCGTGACGTAAAAGACCGAGTGGCGAGCGAGTACAAACAGGCAATCAAAGTGCACGCACCAAGCCGTGTATTGACGGCCCGCGAGGCGGACAAGGTGTCTGGTATGCAAGAGGCCATTCTATCTAATCTGCTCATGCGCTCACGGCTAACCTGCGAAGGTTGGCGCGAGCTATCGCTATTCGTTCGATGCCCTGAAACGGGTGTGCTTGTTCGCGTTCGCTTTGACCTGCTAACGGAAGATGGCGTTATCGTTGATGTGAAAAAGACGCAAGACGCAAGACCAGAGCCGTTCAGCCGAGCGATCGATAACTACAGTTACGACCTCTCCGCTGCGCTTTACTCCGACGCGCTCGAATGGGCGACAGGCGAGCGGCATACCTTCGAGTTTGCAGCAGTGGAGGAAGAGATGCCGCACGGACACAAGTTGTACCAACCCTGCAACACTACGTTGGAAGAGGGGCGGCGCAAGTATCGCGAGGCATTGGCGCTGTTTGCCGAGTGCGAGAAAACGGGAAGCTGGCCATCGCTGCCATGCGATGAAGTGGAAGTCATAAGCCTGCCAGGCTACAGGCTATCGCAGATTGAGAGTGAGCTACAAGACGGAGGTGTCTACTAATGAGTGATATAGGATTTGCACTAGAAGCGAAGAGCGACCAGTTAAACGCCGTGGATATCATGGGCGCTGAGCCGGTTATACGCATTCGCGAAGTTAAGGTTAGCAAAAGTGAGCAGCCGGTAAGCATCTACTTCGACGGTGACCACGGAAAGCCGTGGAGGCCAAGCAAGGGGATGCTAAGAATACTAGCCGGTGCGTGGGGCCGAGACTCTTCGGAGTGGGTCGGAAAGTATGCACAGCTGTTTTTCGAACCGACTGTAACATACGCGGGCAAAGAGGTTGGCGGCGTGCGCATCCGCTCACTTTCAGACATTGATTCGCGTGGTCTTAACTTCGCCCTAACGATCAATAGCAAGAAGCGCGAACCGTACCACGTCCCGCTATTGGTCATTCAAACAGTAGAATACCCATCGGAACAGTTCGCCAAAGCACTTCCGGTAATGACCCAAAAGATGCAAGACGGCGACATGACGCTACAACAGGTTATCGCGCAATGCCAAAAGACCGGACAGCTCTCCAGCGACCAACTAGCATCCCTAGAATCGGTGGCGCCGGTTGAAATTAATGATGAAGACGAGGTTATGTAAATGAACGTACTAACAGCAACAGGAAATCTTGGGCGCGACGCAGAGGTAAGGCAGGCCGGAGATTCTACGGTCTGCATCTTCTCAGTGGCGATGAAAGCGGGCTACGGCAACAATGCTCAAACCGTCTGGCTTGATTGCTCGGTCTGGGGGAGGCAGGCAGAAGGCGCACTACCTCAGTACCTCAAAAAAGGTCAGCAGGTAGCAGTGTCCGGTGAGCTGTCAACACACACTGCTGAGAATGGGAAAACGTATATCAAGCTACGCTGTAAGTCAGTCGATCTAATCGGCAAGCGCGACGACGCACCAGCACAGCAAGCAAAGCCAGCGCAGGGCTATCAAGCGCCCGCCGCTGCGGATGATTTTGACGATGATATTCCATTCTAAAAACTAACCGCCCTGCTTCGGCAGGGCTTCATTCGCAAAGCCGGAGCTCAGCACAGGCCATCCCAGTCGAATGAAGAAAGGATAGTGAAATGAAAAAAAAGATTGAAAAAATTATAGAGGGTCATGGGTTATGGCGAGCAGGAAAGGGTGGCTGCCGCGCCGACCTGTGCGGTGCCAACCTGTGCGACGCCAACCTGTGCGGTGCCAA